TTATATTGTGTTGGTGGAGCGAGACGCACGGCATCCGAACTCCTCCCCGTCTTCAAAACGCTGCATATCACGCAGTGTGATGGTGTTTTTATCTCCGCTGAAGTTGTACGTCAGCGTTATGTGGTCATCATAGACGAATACTGCATTTACGAAGGTCTGGATCAAGCGCTTTTGTGCCTCTTTGTCCGACCAGTCAGCGTCACGCAGGCTGCGGAGATAATACGCGATATGAGATTTTTTCAGGTGGAAACCACGGGCTATCTCCCTGTCGGCAATGGACGCCTTCAAATCGGCTTTCTGCTGCGTCAGCTCGTCCATGCGCTTCTTGGTTTCCTCGGTCAGTATTCCGGCCTCAATGGCTCGAATGAGGTTTGATATGGCGGTGTCAGTCTGTGCAAGCTGCCGCTGAAGGTTACGCAGCTCCTCTTGGCTGTTGTCCTGTGCAAGGTAATACTCCCATGTGCGGTCAACGATGTAGTCCAGTAGCTCGTCGTCTTGCAGCAGCTCATGGGTGGCGTTGAGCACGGTGTCCTCAATGTCTGCCTGTCGCACGGCCTTTTTGTCGCAGGAGCGGAAGCGCTTCTTGTTGGAGCAGATGTAGTAATTATGCTTTGCGCCGGTTTTACTGGTGCCGCTCTCGCCGAACATCAGAGCGCCGCACTTGCCGCAAAACAGCTTGTCCGTGAGGATGTAATCGGCGCGCGACCATGTTTTCGCCGGTGCTCGTTTGTTGATCTTCAGCATTTCCTGTACTTTGTTAAACACGTCGTCCTCGATAATCCGAGGAACGCCGTCCTTGATCTCGCGGCCTTGATACTCATAAATGCCGATGTATTTCTTGTTCTTCAGAATCGAATGCAAGCTGTTCTTGGTGAAGGGGCCACCGCGCAACGTCCGCAGACCCAGTTCATTCAGCTTGTCAACGATTTCCGTAACCGTCTTGCCATCCGCATACATGGTGAAGATCATCTTCACTGTGGGCGCGGTATTTTCGTCTATGACAAACTTTTTGTCCGGCCCGGTCTTGTACCCCAGCGGGCGGTTTCCGCCCAGCGACTGGCACTTCTCGGCGCTCTCAGCACGGCCACGGCGGATGTTCTGCGACAGCTGTAGGCTGTAATACTCCGCGAAGCCTTCCAGCACGCTTTCGAGGATCACGCCCTCCGGGCTGTCAGGGATGGTTTCCGCCACATACTCGACGCGCACGCCGTTCTTGCGGCACTTCATCTTGTTTATGGCGATCTCCTCGCGGTTACGTCCGAAGCGGTCAACCTTCCAGAGAATGATAACACTGAATTGCCTTTTGGCCGTGTCCTTCAGCATCTGCTGGAACTCGGCGCGGTTATCCGTCCGACCGCTCTTTGCTCTGTCAACGTATTCATGCACGATGGTGTAGCCGTGTGCGGCGGCGTAGTCTCTCGCGTTGGAGAGCTGCCCTTCGATGGACTGTTCTCCCTGACTGTGACTTGAGTACCGAGCATATACGACGGCCAGTTCGCTGGCCTCCGGCTGTGCCTTTGGCACCTGCCATTTAATATCTATCGACATATCTGTTACCCATTACGCCCTTCTGCGTCCAGCAGGAGGGCTTTTTTTTAGTTCTCAGGAACGTTGACAATGAAAGTGGCGGTCTGTTTATTTCCGTTTCCATCGTACTGAACCACGTTGATCTTAAACGTCCCGGCAGTGTCAACACCTACACAGCTCTGAGCATTGCAAGTGGCGCCAATGGGCGCTTCGTTAGCGTATTTCGTCACGTCGCCGGGGTAACTGTAACCCATGACACCGGCGCTATCAACGATGGAATCGTCCATTCCGAAGAAAAGGCCGTCCATAAGCCCGGACTGGTCGGTATAGCCGATATTCGTATAAGTGTAGTCAACAACATAAACCGCAGCCGGATTAGTTTCCGCGAATTCGTTTCGGTCTTCAGTTGCGGTTACGGAATTAACCACAAGCGACCACTGTCCATCAACAGTCCACGTTTCGCCGATGTTGAACTCGGTTTTGACCGGTTCATTTTTTGACGTGTCCCCGACATTTTCGCTGCTGCCGCCATTGCTATCTGCGGGGTTAGCGGTAGTTCCGCAGGCACAAAGAGCCAGTGCGAGAACGAGAGCAAGCCCAATAAGTACGATTCTTCTTTTCATTTTGATTTTACCTCCCTTATTTGTTCTGTAATTCGCTGGCGAAAACAAGGAGCTTGGCACGATCCATTACGCTGAGCTGTTCAAAGATCGAAAGCAGCTCCATTTCCTGCTCGGATAGCTTTCTTTCATTCCCGTTGACGATTGTAACCGGAGCGTGAGTGGGTCCGATGATACCGTGATTGTCCTGAACCGTTTCGACGTTCACTGCGGCATCATCACCCTTCAGATAATCGACGGAAACACCGAAGTAGTCTGCAACGGCTTTAACAGTCTTGGCGCGTGGCAGCCCTGCCATGTCACGCCAGTTATTCGGTGTCGAACTTGAAAAGCCCAGTTCTGACGCAAGTTTGGTGATTGATATTCCTCGCTCTGCACAGAGAGCATTTACCCGGTCATGGAAAGTCATAAAAAAGTCCTCCTAAAAATAATCGAAGAAAATCGAAGAACTATATTGACAATCGAACGAAACTGAGGTATAATGAAGTAAACCGAACAGGGGTAAACGAAGCCAGCCCCTGCAAAATTCGGTCTTTGCAGCGGTTTGAGTGTCAGTATTGTTCTGTAGGCATTGAACATTATAGCACTAAACCGAGCAAAAGTCAATAAAAAGGAGGTATTTTGCTTGGAGCATTTTTATAGCTGCGAGCAGGTGGCTGAGCGCTACGGCGTGAAGGTCGCCACTGTCTGGGAGTGGATCAGATCGAAAAAGCTCCCGGCTATAAAGATCGGTAAGCAGTATCGAATTACTGCTGACCACCTTAACGCCTTTGAGCAGCAGGCAAGCGAACCCACAGTTAATCAGTAAGAAACGAGGAAAGCATCATGGCCAACGTCAAAATCGACTGCACGCAGATTCCGCGGGTACAAATGGATATTCTCTGCCGGACGCTGCTTGCGGGCATTGAGCGGTTTTACTCCGATCCGGAGAATTTGCGCCGCTACGAAGCGTGGCTACAGAAATGCAGAGAGGAAGGCAAGTTCTATGATGACGACGACACGCAGATGGCAGCACCAGCAGTTCAATAGGCTGCGCCGTATCGCTCTTAGCCTCTTTGTGCTGGCAGTGTTGGAGGCGGTCGTAATCACGATCCTTGCCGTCAACTGCGCGTCAGGCGCAGCGCCCGCACCGGAGGAAACCGCACCCGCTCCCACGACTGAAATGTCCGTGCCGGAAACCGAACCCCCTACCGCCTCCACACCGGACGAGCCGGTCACAGAGCCGGAAACCGTACCGCAGGAGACAGAAGGGCAGGGATTCCTACACAGTGACGACATTCCGCTGAGCTACGAGCTTCAGGAGGTAATGCAGCAGGCGTGTGAGGACTACGGCGTCCCTTATGCACTGGCGCTGGCAATCGCGGAATGCGAGAGCAGCTTCAACCTCGATGCAGACAACGGCACCTGCTGGGGCCTGATGCAAGTTCACCCGATTAACTATGATCGCCTGCGCGGACTTGGGATCGAACCCACCGATTACGAGGGCAACATTGTTGCCGGTGTCCTCCTGATCGGTGAGCTGCTGGACAAGTACGGCGACCAGCACAAAGCCCTCATGGCTTATAACTGCGGCGAGGGCGGCGCTGCGAAGCTCTGGCAGCAAGGCTACTACTCAAGTCAATACTCAAGGCACGTCTTGAACGTTTCTGAAAGCTGGCAACAAATCATCGACGATCTGAAGAACATTTAGGAGGCAAATCATGTTTGAGATCAAAATGACCATCGAAATCCCCGGATTGCCGGAAGCGCTGAACGCGCTGGCCGGTGCCATCGGCAAGCGGCCCGAATTCGTCTGCCATCAGCACGGAGGGAACAACCACCACATCGACAACGCAGGCGTTGTCAACGTTGATTTTTCCGACGCTCCCGCTGCCCCCGCCGTAAACCCTACGACACCTGTTCAGCCTGCGCCAATTACCGGCACTGTTGCACCCACCCCTGTTCAGCCGACTGCACCGACGACTGCTGCCCCGACTGCGCCGCCCGTCGCTCCGGTTGAGAGCTACACCGTGGAGGAACTGAGCCGTGCGGGTGCGGCGCTGATCGACGCGGGCAAGATGCCGCAGCTCCTCGCCCTGCTGGGCAAGTTCGGTGTGCAGGCCGTGACGCAGCTGCCGAAAGAGGCATACAGCGCCTTTGGTGCTGAGCTGAAAGCTCTCGGAGCGCAGCTTTAACGGGAGGTGGGACGATGCCTACCCCCAGACAACACGCCCTTTTGAGCGCATCCAGCGCCCACCGCTGGCTGGCTTGTACGGCGGCCCCGCATTTTGAGGAGAACTTCCCGGACGGGACAAGCTCCTATGCGGAGGAAGGCACTCTGGCACACGCCATCTGCGAGCTGTACGCCCGCAAGAAATTCACCGTCCTGTCCACGCGCAAATTCAATTCTGAGCTGAAGAAGCTGCAAGCCCGCCCGCTGTACTCCGATGAAATGCTGCGGACCGCTGAAGCGTATGTGGAATACCTCACAGAGAAGGCCATGCAGTACGCTACGCCGCCCCATGTGGCAATGGAGGTCAAGGTTGACCTCACGGCCTATATCCCGGACGGCTTCGGGACCTGCGACTGCATTATGATCGGCGGCGACACGCTGCATATCACCGACTACAAACACGGCAAGGGCGTACCCGTATCAGCTGAAAACAACCCGCAAATGCGGCTGTACGCGCTGGGTGCTCTGAGGCTCTACGGGCCTATCTACGGCGACCAAATCAAGCGGGTATCAATGGGTATCTGTCAGCCCCGCCTGTCACAGGAGGCCAGCGAGGACGCCCTCAGTGTGGATGAACTGCTTGCATGGGGCGAGAGTATCAAACCCCTTGCAAAGGAAGCCTACGATGGCCCCGGAACCTTCTGCCCCGGTGAGCATTGCCGATTCTGCAAGGGCAAGGCGCAATGCGCCGCAAGAGCCGCGTTCTTCACTGGCTTTGAGAATTTCAAGAATCTCACTCCCGCGAACGGCAGCCGTGAGATCGGAAAAAATCCGTGCCTGTCAGACGCCGAAGTTGGCGATCTGCTGATTCAAGCCGAAGGGCTGGTGCAGTGGTACAAGGACCTTCAGGACTACGCCACCGGCGCTATGCTTGACGGCGGCGAAATCCCCGGCTGGAAGCTGGTGGAGGGCCGCAGCAACCGCACCTTCACAGATGTTGACACCGTTGTCCAGAAGCTGGTTGACGCCGGGTATGACGAGGCGCTGATTTACGACCGCAAGCCGAAGACCCTCTCAGAGCTGGAAAAGATGCTCGGCAAAAAGACCTTCGCGGAGCTGCTTTCCGAGTGCGTCACAAAGCCGAAGGGCAAACCTACACTTGCGCCGGCAAGTGACCGCCGCGAAGCCTATTGCGTCGGTGCCGCCGAGTTTGCGGGGGCGTCTGATGGCTGAAACGGTATATCTCAATGACGGCAGCATGGAGGTCATTTTTGAGGACAAGGACGTGTTCCTTGAACGGCTGTTGCGCGAAAAGCTCGGAGATGACGTCGCCCGCTGCTTTCGGGAATGCGTCGCAGAGCTGAAGGAGAAAATCCAAGAACAGCAGGAGTTGGTCAAGGATTATGAGGGCAACGCGGACGGCTATCTGGATATGTGCCGCGACGCCTGCGAATCCTTCACCGCCATTATGGAGCTGCTGGAAGCGCCCCGTCTGAATCGGAACGCTCTCAAATCCGTAACCCGAAACGCCTTCAACGCGATCTACAAAAACCTTTGACCCCACCTGCGGACGCAGGACTGAACATATTGAACTGAATGAATTTTATGGAGGAATTAAACCATGTATCAGAATGACCCGAAAAGAGTTCTCACCCCCGAATGCCGCCTGTCCTACTGCAACCTCGTAACCGCCCGTGCGCCGCAGAACGGCGTGGGCGATCCGAAGTTCAGCGTCACGCTGCTGATCCCCAAGTCCAACCCGAATATCAAGCAGGAGCTTGACGCGGCTATGAACGCCGCTGCCGAGGTTGGCGTCAACGCCAAGTGGAACGGCGTTCGCCCCGCCCGCATCGAATCCGTCGTGCATGACGGCGACGGTGTGCGCCCCTCCGGTGAGCCTTTTGGTGAGGAATGCCGTGGCTGCTGGGTAGTGACCGCATCCAGCAAGAACAAGCCCTATGTCTGCGGCGCGGACAATGTGAACTGCGAGCTGGCCCCCACGGACATCTACAGCGGTATGTACGCCCGCGTGTCCATCAACTTCTATGCCTACAACTCTGCTGGCAAGCGCGGCGTCGGCTGCGGCCTGCGCGCCGTGATGAAGACCCGCGACGGCGAACCGCTCAGCAACTCCGTTGTTACTGCGGCTGAGTTCGCCGGTGTCGGCGGCGTTCAGGCGACCCCCACGCAGGGCTATGCTACTGGTCAGTATGGCGCGGCCACGCCCGCAACGCCTGTTCCCGGCTACGGCGGCTATCCCGCTGGCGGCGTTCAGCCGCAGGCCGGTTACGCTCCCGGTCAGATCAACCCCATCACCGGCCAGCCCATGTAAACCACAGCGCTGGGCAGGCGGCTACACAGCGACCGCCTGCCCGGCAACGACACAAAGGAGGCAAATATGAAAACCCGTTTTGACTATTCCGGCGTTTGGATCACCGGTGTTGGCGAGGCTGTCCCTGTGGGCAACATGGAGACGCCGCACCTGCTGAACACGGTGCGTATGCTCGTTCAGAAGCCCGCTCGGACGCTTTCCATCCTCGTGGCTGACATTGAGCACGCGACCTTCTCTGATACGGTCTGGACGCCCTTCAACGCTGATGACCGCAAGCAGTCCCTCAAGAACGTAACCAGCCTGAGCGACGCAGAGCTGGTCGAGTATGTGCAATCAACCCCGCTGTTCAAGTCCATGATCGAGGAGCTTCAGGAGCGCGGTGTCAACACCAAGAATGTTCTCAGCCTTTATTCCAGCTCTGAAGCCTTCCAGCGATAAGGAGGTGCGACGTGATCCACCTCAGTATCGACCTCGAAACGTACTCGGACGTGAATCTGAAAAAGGCTGGTCTTTACCGCTATGTGCAAAGCCCCGCCTTTGAGATTCTGCTTTTTGCGTACAGCTTCGACGGTGCGCCCACTCAGGTCATTGATATGGCACAGGGCGAAGAAATCCCGATGGAAGTTATCCACGCCCTGACAGACCCGCAGTGCCTGAAGCACGCCTACAACGCGGCCTTTGAATGGTACTGCCTCAGTAAGTACATGGGCGCGCAGCTCCCGCCCGCACAGTGGCGCGACACAATGCTGCATGGCCTGTATGCCGGTTACACCGCAGGTCTGGATGCGACAGGCCGGGCGCTGGGCATTCCGGAGGACAAACAAAAGCTGACTACCGGCAAGGCTCTGATCCGCTATTTCTGTGCGCCCTGCAAGCCCACGAAGGCGAACGGCGGCAGGACCCGAAACTACCCGCATCACGACCCCGAAAAATGGGAGCTATTCAAGACCTACAACGGCCAAGACGTTGTGGCGGAAATGGAGATCGAACGCCGCCTGTCCGTGTTTCCCGTGCCGGATTTCGTTCAGAAGCAGTGGGAAACCGACCTGCTTATCAACGCGCGCGGCGTGGCGGTCGATATGGACTTCTGCGAAGGTGCGTTGGAGCTGGGCGAAACCATCCGCGCGCAGCTCACCGACGAGGCCGTCCAGCTTTCCGGACTGCAAAACCCCAACAGCGTCAAGCAGCTTGCCCGCTGGCTGTCCGCCGAAACCGGCGACGATATTACCACCCTCCGCAAGGAGACGATCAAAGAGCTGCTGGGCCGTGACAACGCCGACCACGTTCAGCGGATGCTGGAAATCCGGCAGGAGCTGGGTAAGACCAGCACCAAGAAATACGACGCCATCGAGGCTGCTGTGTGCGACGACGGGCGTGTCCGTGGGCTGCTTCAGTTCTACGGCGCGAACCGGACGGGGCGCTGGGCCGGACGTCTGGTGCAGGTCCAGAATCTGCCCCGCACCTACACGGAGCCGTTGGAGTTTGCCCGTGAGCTGGTCAAAGGCCGCAAGCTCGACGCGCTGCGGACAGTCTACGGCTCTCCGAATGATACGCTGTCACAGCTTATCCGCACCGCGTTTGTGGCTGCCCCCGGAAACATCCTGATTGACGCCGATTTCTCCGCCATCGAAGCCCGTGTCATATCGTGGCTGGCCGACGAGGAATGGCGGCTTGAGGTTTTCCGCACACACGGCAAAATCTATGAAGCGTCTGCCTCTCAGATGTTCGGCGTCCCGCTGGAACGGATCAAAAAGGGCAACCCCGAATATTCCCTCCGGCAGCGCGGCAAGGTCGCAGAATTGGCCCTCGGCTATCAGGGCGGCGTCCCTGCTATGCGGCAGATGGACACCGGCAAACTGCTTGCCGACCTGCCCGACGAAGAAATCAAAGACATCGTGGACAAATGGCGCAACACAAACCCCAAAATCCGCAACCTTTGGTACAGCTTCAATGACGCGGCGATCCGTGTCATTCAGAATGGCGGCTCTCTCCGTGTTCGCTGCTGCACCTTCGCGCGGGAATGTGACTGCATCCGTGGTACGACCTGCATGACCATCTCGCTTCCGTCCGGTCGCAAGCTCTACTACGTCGAACCCTCTGTCGGTGAAAACCGCTGGGGCGGCCCGTCCATCACCTATATGGGCGTGAACGATAAAAACAAGTGGGGCCGCATCGAAACCTACGGCGGGAAGCTTGTGGAGAATGTCGTACAGGCCATTGCCCGCGACTGTCTGGCGCAGGCCATCGAACATCTTGAAGCCGCTGGGCTGCCTGTGGTTTTCCACATCCACGACGAGGTGGTCATCGACACCGCCGCATTCGACACCAACGACGCCATGCTTGACAAGGTGGTCAAGATCATGTCAACCCCGATCCCGTGGGCGGAGGGCCTGCCCCTCGGCGCTGACGGCTGGGTCGGAGCATTTTTCAAAAAAGATTAAGGAGGCAACCTTTTATGTTTATCAAGACTTCTACTACCAACGAAACCACATGGGCCGCGCTGAAGGCGGCGGTCGATAACGGCACCATTGCGCAGGGCGACCTGATCGTTTTCAACCTCAAGAACGGCGAGGAAGTGGCCGTGAGAGCTACACAGGACAAGAAGGGCAAGTGGTTCTTCGTCCTCGAAGACTGCCTCGCTGACGAGCACTGCATGAACAAGCGCCCCACCAACAAGGGCGCGTGGGCCGCCTGTGATATGCGGGCGTGGCTCAACAACACCATGTTCGCCCTTCTGCCGGACGAGCTTCAGGCGCTCATTGCGCCGACGAAAATCGTCCAGATCGTGGACGGTGAGCGCGTGGAAACCGAAGACAAGCTGTTCCTGCTCTCCAAGACGCAGGTGTTCGGCAAGGGCCGCTGGTCGGATCGTGAGCCGGAGGACACGCAACTCCTGTGCTTCCTCCGCGAGAAGGACCGCGTGAAGGAGTGCAGCGACAATGGAACATGGTGGTGGTGGCTGCGGTCGCCTGAGGCGTCCGGCTCGTCGTCTTTCGCCAGTGTGAGCTACAACGGTTACAGCTACAACTACTACGCGTCCACCTCTTGCGGCGTGGCGTTCGGCTTCTGTTTAATCTGATTTCCCTTTGAAATCCGGCCCCCGGTCGTGGGGCCACCCAAAATACAATAACACAAAATCTACGGAGGCAACTCATTATGAAATGCGAAAAGCTGATTAAAACCGCCGCTGTGGTGGCTCTGATCCTTTTTATCGCCGGTGCAGTAATCGGCACTCTGGCCGTCCCAGTGGTCCTGTCCATGTTCTATTCGTGGTACTGGCTGTTCCTGTATGCCGGTTATCTGCTTGTCATCCTCTATGTGGCGCTTTACTGCATCCGCTACAGCTATGAAGAACACATCAATAACGGAGGGAAATCCTATGCAAAACGCTAACATCGGTCTGGTTGACATTACGTTGACCTGCCATTTTGAGGTCAAGGACGCCGAAGTGTTCGGCGGCGCTGGGAGCGTCGGCTACACAAGCGTTGCGCTGAAGCACGCGAAAGCCGCCGACCAGCTTGTGGGCATCATCAACAATTCGGTTCAGTGTGAGGGGTTCCTTTACGCCCAGCGCAAGAGCACTGCTGACCTGCTCGGCGTTCCCGTCGAGTGCGTCCGGGCCATTACATACGACCAGTATGAGGCTGCGACCGGGGACGATGAAACGGAGGACGACGATGAAGATTATTAAGCCCGGCTTCGAGTTCATCACGCCCATTGACGGCAGCGTAATCCTGAAGCGCCTTGAGGAGTGCGGGCGCGTCTGCTTGGAGGATGAACAATGAAACGAGCTGAGATTCTGGAACAGGCGCGTAAATGTGTCTGCGGAGAGCGTGAGCGCGAATACGGCAGGCCCGAAAACAACTTCGCCCTTATTGGCAAGCTGTGGGAGGCGTACACCGGAATGCGCTACAGCGCGAAAGACGTTGCTATGATGCTGGCGCTCCTGAAAGTGGCTCGCATCAAGACCGGCGTCAAGGGTGACAGCTTCGTTGACTTGGCCGGTTACGCCGCCTGCGCCGGTGAGATCGCCACGGAGACGCCGAAGGTCCCGCCTGTCAACACTTGTATTTCCTGCGGGGCTGAAATCCCTGAGGGGCGGCAGGTCTGCCCTACCTGCTTAAAGGAGGCGTCAAGATGAATGCACTGACCGCAAAAGAGGCGGAAGCGTGGACTTCCGAAATGGCTCGTGTGGCGAGCGTGACCATTCGTGGAATCCTCGAAGCCGCCGACCGCAACAACATTGACCGCGATTCCGCCGTTCAGTTCTTCGCGGACCTGTTCCTGACTATGACAAGCGTCGCCACCTTTGAGCACTTCGACTTGGGAGGTGATCCGCATGGTGAGGGATGAATGCTGGGATGCTCTCAAGGAGCACGCCCGGCAGAATCACAGGGAGCGGGTAGCAAAGAATCCCGACCGCATCGAGTACGCGATCCGGCAGCTTGAAGCCCACAACATCGAATATGTCCTGAAGAACGACGCCACAGGCCATTTCCACTGCCGCCGTAAATCCGACGACGCGCTGGTTCAGTTCTGGGCAGGCACCGGTAAAATCCTCGGCTACACACAGAGAGGCATTCACAACCTGATCCGCATTTGCGAGGAGGAATGAAATATATGAATGAGAAAAGCAGCGGTGGCGGCGGAATCGGCTTCGTCGGCCTGCTGACCATCGTGTTTATCACGCTCAAGCTGACACACGTTATTGCTTGGTCGTGGTGGTGGGTGCTGTCTCCGCTCTGGATCAGCGTCGCAGTGGTCGCATTGATCGGCGTTATCGCTGTCTTTGTGGCCCTCTTGCGGAAATGACCCGCGTTACCAACCACGCAGCGCGAAGAACAAAGGAACGTCTCGGCCTGCCAAAGAAGCTCTCCCACAAGAACGCTGAAAATGCGCTGCGGTACGGCATCCGGCACAGCGACACCAGCGGCAGCCTGAACCGGTACATATCGGCGCTGTACTGGAAGCACGAGACGGCAAACAACGTCCGTATCTACTGCAACAACGTCTATATCTTCCACGGCGAAACCCTTATAACGATTTTTCCGCTGCCGCAGAAATACCGCAAAACTGCGGCGCGGATCAATCGGAAAACCACAGAACGAGGTGAATTCGATGAAAATTCCTGAAAAGATCAAGATCGGCGGCAAGACCTACACCGTCGAGATCACCAGCAAAATGGATCTCGGTATCAACAATGTTTCGGCGGAAATCCTCTACAACGACCTGATTATCCGCGTCAGCCCGCAGGCCACGGCCAAAATGGAGGCCGATTTCATCCACGAAATGGTCCATGCGATCTATTTTGGCCTCGGCTACCGCGACCACGACGAAAAGCGTGTGGACGAGCTGGCGAACGCGCTCCATTCGGTCATTGTCGATAACCCGGATGTGTTTGCGCCCGCCGAGGTCGGACGTCATGAGAGTTAAGCAGTACAAGGGCACGGTCTACGGCGCTGATCTGACCGTCAAAGAGCGGCGCGCCATGAACATTGAGATCAACCGGCAAATCGTGGAGGCCGACCGTAAATATCTGAACAATGTTGACGCCATGATCCTTTATTTCCTGCACAAACACCTCGGCTTCGGGAAAAAGCGGCTCCGGCGCGCATGGGAACAGTTTACGGTCATCCACGATGATTTGGTCAACTACTACGAAATGCCTGACGACGACGCGTGGCTTGCGGACCGTAAGCTGCAAGAGATCGGCGTTGACGTCGCGGCATGGAACGCTGGGAAGGATGCTACACAATGAAAGACCTGAAAATATTTGCAAAAACTATTGAGCCACAGGCACAAGCTCAAATTGATCTGCTGCTTGCACAAAAGCCCTTTGAGGATTGCAAAGTACGCATTATGCCTGATGTCCACGCTGGCGCAGGCTGTGTTATCGGCTTCACCGCCAATTTAGGCGACAAGGTGATTCCGAATATCGTCGGTGTTGATATTGGGTGCGGTATGCTGACCGTCAACCTCGGCCCCATTGAGATTGACTATGCAAAGCTCGATGACGTGATCCGTAAGTACATCCCCTCTGGGATGGCTGTCCATCAGAACGCCGGTTATTTTACCCTTCTCGACGACCTGCATTGCCGGGATCGCCTGCATAACGTGGAGTGGTTGCACAATTCCGTTGGTACGCTGGGCGGCGGCAATCATTTTATCGAAATTGACACCGGTGAGGACGGCAACAAATATCTGATAATCCACACCGGCAGCCGGAACTTAGGCAAGCAGGTTGCAGAAATCTATCAGGACATTGCCGTTGAAACGCTCCACTCTGCAAAGGGTGAGCGGGCGGCCTTGATCGAACGTCTGAAAGCCGAAGGCCGGGAAAGCGAAATTTCCGAAAAGCTATCTCGACTGAAAGTCAAAAGCACAATCCCGCGCGACCTCTGTTATGTTGAGGGCGAGGACCGGGAGCGCTATTTGCACGATATGCGAATTTGCCAGCGGTTTGCCCGGTTCAATCGTAGCCGGATCAGTCAGGTTATTATGCAGCGCATGGGCTGGTTGCCGTATGACCGCTTTGAAACGGTCCACAACTATATCGACGAGTGGGGTATGGTCCGTAAAGGGGCTATCTGTGCAGCCGCTGGTAAGATCGTGTTGATACCCATTAACATGAAAGACGGCTGTATCATTGGTCGGGGCCTTGGAAATTCAGACTGGAATGAATCGGCACCGCACGGTGCGGGCCGTCTTATGAGCCGCGCCAAAGCAAGAGCGTCAATTCCTATGGAGGACTACCGGGCTGCAATGGACGGCATCTACACGACATCTGTTTGCCGGAACACTCTGGATGAAGCACCGCAGGCATACAAGCCTATGGACGAAATCTTGAACTGCACATCCGACACCGTTACTGTGCTACAGATTATCAAGCCCGTGTACAACTTCAAGGCCGGTGATTGAGAAGGAGGCCACACAGTGAGTTATGATGTGAGCTTCAAGGCCAAGCTCGAAGGCGCGGATCAGTGGGTGTACGTCGGCGACGACTGGATCAACCACACGTCCAACACCGCCGCCATGATTAAAGAGGTGTGCGGCTCCTATCCCTCTGAGTGGAACGGCAAGCGCTGTGCCGATATGTACCCCGTGCTCATGCAGGGCGCGTCACTGCTGTGTCTGCATCCGAAGCGCTACCGGCAGTTTGAGCCGGGCAACTGCTGGGGCACGGTGGAATCCACAGCGGAATTTCTCAGGCAGATTGCGGACAACTGCGATAAGTTCCCGACCGCTGTGATCGAAGTCGATTGTTAGGAGGTCAGTATGGCAAACTACCCCAAGAGGAACAGCGAGGGCTACTGTGACCCCACAGCGTATGAGGGCGTGAAATCTATCGTCCGCGAAGAAAACGCGCTGGATGGCCGCGTGAGCGACCTCGTGAGGGTCCTTAAATTCATCATCCGTAACTGCGGCTTTGAGCTTGTCAGCCGCATTGAAATCAAAGATGTCAAGACCGGGAGGGTGTTCAAATGAATATGACAAAGGCCGAGCTTGAAGCCGAACTCAGGGAGGCACGGGATAAAATCTGCTACTGCGAGTGCAAGAACAAGGAGCTTCAGGAGCGTCTGAGCGCGATTGTGGCACCCGTCCAGTGCGACACCTACGCCGAGGCCGTCAGGGCCTACGGCAAGCAATCGCAGCTTGTGATGGCTATGGAGGAAATGTCCGAGCTGACCAAGGAGCTGTCGAAGAATCTTCGCGGCGCGGATAACTTCAAGGCGCTGGCCGAGGAAATCGCAGACGTGGAAATCATGCTGGAACAGCTCAAGGTTATTTTCCGCAACCGCGCTCTGGTGGATCGCATCCGTGCTGGAAAACTTGTCCGCCTGTCTGACCGGATCACGGGAGAAGCGCGGGAATGAGCGGTGCGGAGCTACACAAGGAGGCGACGCCTTCCCCCGGTGACGGGGGGGGGTGATCCTGAGGACAGGAGTACCTGATTATGAACTATGACAGACAAATCACCATATCCGTAGGCAACAACCGCCGTGATATGGTCTGGAAACAGACGGTGCTGACCGTCGAAGAACTCTATAAACGGCTGTCTACCCCGGTCCGTGGGACTGAAACCCTGCAAGACTATCTGCATCTGAAGAAGTCGCAACAGGACGATCTGAAGGACGTCGGCGGCTTTGTGGGCGGCTCCCTGCTGGGGCAGCGCCGCAAGGCAAACAATGTGACCGGGCGCGACATCATCACGCTTGACTTTGATAATATCCCCGGCTGGCAGACGGAAACCATCATCGGCAAAATGGACGAACTGGGCTTCAGCTACTGCATTTACAGCACCCGCAAGCACACGCCTGAGCGCCCGCGTCTGCGCGTCGTCGTCCCGACTGACCGGACTATGACCCCTGACGAATACGAGCCGTGCGCGCGCCGTGTGGCCGCTCATGTGGGCATCGGCATGGCCGACCCGACCACCTTTGAGACGGTCCGGCTCATGTACTGGCCTTCCTGCTGCTGCGACAGTGAGTTCGTCTACAAGGCCGTAGACGCACCGCTGATCTCCGCAGACGCCCTTCTGGGTACATATGCCGACTGGCACGATCTGACGAGCTGGCCGGTGGTCCCCGGTGCTACCAGCTATCAGAAGCTGGCTATGAAGCAGGGCGACCCAGAAGAAAAGCAGGGCCTTGTGGGTGCCTTCTGCCGCACCTATAACGTGCTGGCGGCCATGGACGCCTACCTGCCCGGCATCTATGAGGCCGTGGACAACGACCCTGACCGTTATACCTATCTGGGCGGCTCCACCACGGGCGGCGCGATCATCTACGACGATGGCAAGTTCCTGTTCAGCCACCATGCGACGGACCCGTGCAGCGGGCGGCTGGTCAACGCCTTCGATCTGATCCGGCTACACAAGTTCGGGGACAAGGACGACAATGCTTCGCCGGAAACGCCCGTTGCAAAGCTCCCGTCCTACAAGGCTATGTGCGATCTGGCGCTGGCCGACAAGACCGTATGCGCCACGCTCAACCGCGAGCAGCACGAACAGGCTATGCGGGAGTTTGAGGGCATGGGCAACGATCCCGCGCCGGAGGACGATACCGCATGGGCTGAGAAGTTGCAGCGGACGCAGGACGGCAAGATCAAGAGCACCATCGACAATGTGCTCATTATCCTTGACGGCGACCCGCTCCTGAAGGGCAAGTTCGCGCTCAATCAGTTCGCCGGGCGCGGTGAGGTGCTGGGACCGCTGCCGTGGAAGAAGGACGGCAAACGCCGCCTGTGGTCTGACACGGACAGCAACGGCCTGTACTGGTACATGGAGCGCTTCTGGGGTATCTCCGGGCGCGGCAACATCGACAGCGCCCTTGACATTCATGCCTCACAGCACGCCTTCAATGAGGTGCGCGAGTATATCGAGCGCCTGACGTGGGACAGCGTGCCCCGGCTGGACACGCTGTTCATTGACTATCTGGGCGCGAAGGACACCGCCTATAACCGCGCTGTGTGCCGCAAGAGCTTCACCGCAGCCGTTACCCGCGCTATGATTCCCGGCTACAAGTACGATAACATGGTCATCCTTGCGGGGCCGCAGGGCATCGGCAAAAGTACCCTGCTGGATAAAATGTCCCGTGGCTGGTTCAACGACAGCATCCGCACCTTCGAGGGCAAGGACGCATCAGAGCTGCTTCAGGGCGTGTGGCTGGTGGAAGTGTCAGAGCTGGACGCATTCCGCAAGACCGACGTCGCCCGCATCAAGCAGTTTCTCTCCCTGCGTGCCGACCGCTACCGCGCAGCGTATGGCCGTCACGTCTCGGAGCTGCCCCGGCAGTGCGTGTTCTTCGGCTCTACCAATACGACGGACTTTCTTCAGGACACGACCGGCAACCGGCGTTTCTGGCCCGTGGACGTGGGCGAGCAGCCGCACGCCAAAACCGTGTGGCGCGACCTGACCGACGACGTTATTGACCAACTGTGGGCGGAGGCGAAGGCCCGCTGGCAGGCTGGCGAATCGCTGTACCTCTCCGGTGACGTGGAGCAAGAGGCGAAGATCAAGCAGGAGGAGCACCGCGAGGTGTCCGTCCGTGAGGGCATGATCGAGGAGTTCGTCGAAAAGCAAGTGCCGGTTGACTGGGCGAAATGGCCGCTTGACAGGCGGCGGGACTACTGGTGCGGAGCTACACGGACGCCGGATGGGCAGGAGCTTGAGCTTGTGGACCGTGACCGTATCGCCGCCGTGGAAGTTTGGTGTGAGCGTCTGAACGGAAATATCCGCGACATGAAGCCCGCTGACACGCGGGAAATCAACGCCATTCTGGCAAAGATGGACGGCTGGAAGCGGAACAATAATCCTCTCCGTTTTGGCCCATACGGTCAGCAGCGCGGCTTTGCCCGTGTCCGTCGCCGGTAACGAAATAGGTGTTACAAACGGGGGTGTTACAAGCGGAAACAGCGTCGAAGCTGTAACACCTATGCCGTTACAGAAATTTGGGGTGTAACCCCTATTGTAACACCATTTGTAACCACGAAAAGCCCGTATTTCAAAGGCTTTTTGGCTTGGTGTTACAATGTTACATACTTTTCCTATTGAATACTTGTAATAAAGGGCGCACGGGTGTTATACGCCATAGCGCCTATACGCGCGGGGAATTATAGGATTTTATCCCCAACTGTAACAGGAGGAACTATTGAATGCTTGAATCCTATTACGAAAATAAGCTGAGAACCGGCGTCCAGAAGCTGGGAAACGGCGTCCGGTGTCTGAAGTTTGAAAGCCCCGGTTTCTCCGGCGTTCCTGACAGGATCATCCTGCTTCCCGGCGCAAAGGTGATTTTTGTAGAGATGAAGAAGCCGGGAAAAATGGAACGCAAGCGGCAGCTTTATGTGCAAGGGCTGTTGCGCGCATTGGGCTTTGAAGTTTTCTCGGCGGTCGATAGCGTGGAGAAAATCGAAGCCGTGCTTGCACGATGCAGGGAGGTACTGAGGGATGAAGGATTTTTGCCCGCATAACTATCAGCAGTATTGCATTGATCGAATTATTCGTGATCCGGCATTGGGGCTTTTCTTGGACATGGGCCTCGGCAAAACGGCTATCACGCTGACTGCGATCAAGCGGCTGAAGTATGAATATTGGGCAGTGCGGAAGGTGCTTGTCATTGCTCCGAAGAAGGTAGCTGAAAGCACGTGGGACAAAGAAGCTGCAAAGTGGTCCCACCTCTCCTGCCTCCGGCTGGTACACGTCCTCGGCTCTGTGGGGCAGCGTACCGCAGCACTGGCCCAAACGGCGGACGTTTATCTTATCAACCGCGAGAATGTGCAATGGCTGGTGGGCTATTACGGGCACAGCTGGCCGTTCGATATGGTGGTCATTGATGAAAGCAGCAGCTTCAAGAATCATCAGGCAAAGCGCTTCAAGGCGCTGAAGCTGGTGCGCTCTCGGATCAACCGCATTGTGGAGCTGACCGGCACGCCGAATCCCCGCAGCCTTATGGACCTGTGGGCGCAGGTGTATCTGCTGGATTGTGGGCAGCGGCTGGGCCGTACCATCACCTCATACCGTGACGCATACTTTGTGCCGGACAAGCGCAGCCGCACGACGATATTCAGCTATGCGCCAAAGCTGGGCGCAGCGGACGAAATTTACCGCCGTATCTCCGACATCTGTATCAGCATGAAATCGGAAGACTACCTCGACCTGCCCGAACTGATCTATGAGGACATCCCCGTCAAGCTGGACCCCGCAGCACAGAAGGCTTATGACCGCTTAGAGCGGGACACGCTGCTTCAGGTGGACGAGACGGTCATCACGGCTGGCTCTGCTGCTACTCTGCGCGGCAAGCTCCTACAGCTCTGCAACGGCGCTGTGTACGACGAGGACGGGAACGTCATCACCGTGCATGACTGCAAGATCGAAGCGCTGCTTGAGACTGTGGAGCAGCTTTCCGGGCAGCACGCGATTATCTGCTACAACTTCAAGCACGACCGCGACCGGCTGTTGCAGGCGCTGGAAGCTACACGCCTACGGGTGAGAGTGTACGAGGGTAAAGCGGAGGAAGACGACTGGAACGCCGGTAATATTGACCTGCTTTTGATGCAGCCCGCGTCCTGTGGCTACGGCCTCAATCTGCAAGAGGGCGGCCATCACATCATCTGGTTCGGCCTGAACGATAGTTTGGAGCTGTACCAGCAGACCAATAAGCGCCTGCACCGGCAGGGGCAGCCGTACCCTGTCATAGTCCACCATCTGGTGGTGCTGGGCGGCACGGATGAAGACGTTATTAAATCTCTGGGCGGCAAAGCCAATGCACAGGATAGCCTGTTGGAAGCCCTGAAGGTTAGAATTCAGAAGGCTAAGGAGGCCGCAGCATGACTATCAAAGAACTATCTCAGCTCTATTGGCTGAACCGCGAAATCGAAGAAGACAAGCGCAGGCTTGATGAATTGGAGTCTATGACTACATCCCCAAAGTCTCCAAAGTATGACGGTATGCCCCACGCGCCCGGCTATAGTGATACGCTGGCCCGCTGCGTAGCGGAAATCGTTGATCTGAAGGCCATTATCGCAGCAAAGCAAATCCAGTGCATCCATGAGCGCACCCGCCTTGAACGGTACATATCCGGCATACCGGACAGCTTGACCCGGCAGATATTCGCCTTGCGCTTTATCAACGGGCTTAATTGGCACCAGACGGCCATGCACGTCGGAGGCGGCAACACAGACGAGAGCGTGAGAAAGCGCGTATACCGGTATCTGCAAAGCACCAGTGGCTAAAGTGGTCCCAAAATGTCCACCGCACCTGTGGTAAACTATAGCATGGAATTCAAGACACACGAGAGGCGGTATACGGTTCTGCCTCCGGCCTTACCGCCTGTGTCTTGAATTCTATTTTTGCAGATAGGAGGCCCGCGCCATGTACCGCGATCAGAGGAATTACGAAAATCTGAATAGGGCAAAGTTCATCGGCGCGGGAGCCTTTGACATACCACGCATTCTGGCCGAAGTTCCGGCCACGCCTCAAAGCTGGATCGGCTTTAACTATGCGAAAAGCTGCAAGGACCCGGCGAACAAAGCCATTCACTTTTTCGTAGACGACTACCAGTTCAACCGCCTGTGGACGAATCCTGACGCCTATCTTGATATGCTGCGGCGCTTCAAGGCAGTATGCACGCCGGATTTTTCGACCTATACGGACTTCCCGAAAGCTGTTCAAATCTGGAACCATTACCGCAAGCATTGGCTCGGTGCGTACTGGCAAGGCAACGGGATCACGGTTATTCCGACCATCTCTTGGAGCGACGAAAGTAGCTTCGAGTGGTGCTTTGACGGTGAACCCGTAGGCGGCGCTGTGGCCGTTTCCAGTGTGGGAACACAGCTCAACAAGCGCGCCGCAGAGCTTTTCCGGCTTGGCTATGATGAAATGCTCCGCCGCCTGAATCCATCGACGATTTACTTCTACGGCCTTGTGCCGGATGGCGTTTCCGGGCCTATCGTTCATGTGGCGGCTTTTCAGGAGCAGATCAAGGCGCGGACTACAAAACCGAAAGAGAGTGTGGTATAATACATGGGTGGACGTGGCGGCGGTTCCGGGCGCGGCAGCAGCGCGCTTGACACAAAAGACGTCGGAGAGCTGCGACAGTATATGCAGGACCATTACAGCGTGACGGTGCATTCGTCCGCTGATAAGGTCGATTTCGGCGTTTTGCGCTCGGCAGCAGGTGAGCTTGAAGGACTACTGAAGGAGTTCCCGCAGGCGGCAATCGGCATCCATGAGCTGAACGGCAGTGAAAGCCGCTCCAATGCCTACGCTTCTGCTTCTCTGTCCGGCAAATTGCAGCTCAATCCCAAAATGATGGGCGATCAGGCAAAGCTGGATCAGAGTTATGAAAACGACGTGCGTGTCAAGTGGCATCCTGACGGCACAAGCAGTGTACATATTGCCTCGCACGAAATCGGGCATCTGCTGGAAAGTGCGTTGGTGTTCAAGAACATCACGCAGACCGGCTATTATGGGACTATGGACCGTATCAACGCATGGAACAAGCACCGTTTCGCTACGAAGGTGGTAGGCGAGGCCGCAAGAGCCGCAAAGAAAACCGCAGTCGGAAAAGGGCTGACAAATGACCAGCTTGTGGCGCAGATTTCCCGATATGCGACTAAAAACCGTTCCGAGGCTATGGCTGAGGCCGTCGCGGACTATCGCGCCAACGGCAGCCGCGCAAAGCCGCTGTCTCAGGCAATTTGGAAAATTCTCAAAAGGGAGTTAGGATAGCATGAGTGAGATTAGAAACGAAAATGACCCTGAACTGATTATGATGGGCTATGTGATCCGCGACGAGGACACGGACGAGATCATCGGCATCAGAGACGACGCCCCCGACGACGTGAAGGCGTTCTTCAAGGAGTACATGAACCAGAGCGACGACGAACCCGTCGTCAGATAGGAGGCCCACAATGGCAAAAAAGACCCCCGCGCAGCCCGCGAAGGGCAAGACCGGCAAGCGCCCCGGCGCGCCTTATGACGCTAAGCCCACCAAAGCGGAGGGCGGCAAGGGCAAAGGCCCGAAACCCGTTATCCGTGTAAACTGAACACGATTTCAACCGTCAGCGGCTTTCCGCTGGCGGTATTTTTATACCCAAAAAGAGGTGAGACAATATGCAGCTTGACAGATTCAAGCATGAATTCAAGCGCCTGAACGGCGTTTATGCGACCGACAAGGTGGTGCTTTTCCGCAATCCGCTTGAGCTGTACAGCCTGACAACCGGCAAGATCATTGCATCCTTCAACAGCCTTGACGAAGCCCTGCATTTTGAGATTGACGGCAAGACCCTTGAGCAGCGGATCAGCGCATGGACGGAGATCACCTTCCCCGTAGAGCACGGCGGGCGCGGCGGTGGTTCTGGTATCGGTTTTAGCGGCGGCTGGCCGTCCTCTGGTGGCGGCAGCGGCAAGGACGAAACCACCGCAGACCTACCCGCGCGTATGAACGTCAAAATCGGCTCCAACCGTGTCTATGAGGACATGGTACGCGCCTTTGTGGCCGCACATGGCGACGCGCTGGAAGAACACGGCGTGGTTGTGGATGAACAGGGCTTCGCTACAAAATACCGCCACGGCAACGCGGGCAGTATTTCAGGGCTGACCGGCAACGGCAAAGAAATTGCCATTCATAACCACCCGCGCGACGGCTGGCCGACCTTCAGCAAGGAGGATGTTATCAACACCGCCCTTGGCACCCGGCGCGGCATTGTGGCCGTCAGCACCAAAACCGGACGCGGCGATGATACTGCGCGATATGCGGGCGTGTACACCTTTACGAAGGGCACGCATTTCAACGCTTCCGGCTTTGTAAAGGCGGTCAACAGCGCCCAGCTCAGCGGCAAGGACTACAACGACGCCGTTTCTAAGTGGCTGAAAGCCAATCAGCAGAAATTCGGTTACAAGTACAGCTATCAGAAAGCGAAGTGACGAAGGAGGAAAAACCACTGATAGGAGGTGTGAAGCGTGAGCAGACCACAAGACAAGAACCTCATTCCTCTGACCGAACGCAGCGAAGAAGAGGCTCACGCTATCCGCTCTGCTGGTGGTAAAGCCAGTCAGGAGAAACGCCGTGAACGGCAAATGATGGCTGACCTTCTTGAGCTGTATTCCGGCCTCCCGATTACCGATAAGCGCAAGCAGAACCGCCTGAAAAAGCTGGGCATCCCGTCTGAGGTGCTGACCCAAAAAATGCTTGTGGCCGACGCTCTTATGCGGTCGGCGCAGGCGGGCAACACCTATGCGATCCAGCTCTATATGGACATCACCGGCGAAACCGGCTTGGGCGGCAGCGCAAAGGACAACAATCTGCTCGAGGCTATCCAGAATGCCACAAAGGAGGACGTGAACACGGATGATTTACCAGAACTTCAGCAAGCGGCAGCTTCTGACGCTGACGTGGTGGAATAAGCCGCAGTTCATGGACTGTGACGGCATCATCTGTGACGGCTCTATCCGTTCCGGCAAGACCGTTTCCATGACAGACGGCTTTATCCTGTGGAGCATGAGCTGCTTTAACAATCAAAACTTCGCTATATGCGGCAAGACCATCGAGAGCTTGCGCCGCAACGTTATAACCCTCATGCCGCAGTGGCTTGAGGGTATCTTTTCAATCACTGAACGCCGCAGTGAAAACAAGCTGATTATCACGTCTGGCGGCGTGACCAACAGCTACTATATGTTCGGCGGCAAGGACGAATCAAGCTACACACTGGTGCAGGGCATCACGCTTGCGGGCGTGCTGTTCGACGAAGTGGCCCTCATGCCTCGCTCTTTCGTGGAGCAGGCTATGGCTCGTTGCAGCGTGGCCGGTTCTAAGTTCTGGTTCAACTGCAACCCCGAAAACCCCGGTCACTGGTTCTATGTGGAATGGATCAAGAAAGCGCGAGAGCGGAACATCCTGTATCTTCATTTCACGATGGACGACAATCTAAGCCTTGCGCCTGAAATCAAGGCCAGATACGAGGGGATGTACACCGGCGTTTTCTACCGGCGCTATATCCTCGGTTTGTGGGTAAAGGCCGAGGGCCTTGTCTACCCCATGTTCGACCGCTCGGCGCATATCGTTCCAAAGGTCCCGGCGCTCAATCCACGGCACCGCTACTATGTGTCCGTGGACTACGGCACCGTCAACCCGTTTGCCGCTGGCCTGTACGATTACAGCCCCTCGGAGCAAAAAGCCATTATGGTCAAGGAGCTGTATTACAAAGGCGGCAGCAACAACCGCGTGGACAATGAGGCATATTACAAGATGCTGTGCGACCTGATCGGGGACTACCCGATCCAGTACATCATCATTGACCCGTCCGCGTCGTCCATGATCGAGACGATACAAAAATACGGCAAATTCATGGTCGTAAAGGCCGACAACGACGTTTTGAACGGCATTCAGGACGTTACAAAGTTCTTGAACGCCGGGTGCCTGTATTTCCACAAGAGCTGCAAAAGCACCTTCGAGGAGTTTGAAACTTACTCGTGGGACGAGGAAAAGGCTGAAGACGCGGTTATCAAGGAAAACGACCACAGCATGGACCAGCTCAGATATTTCTGCCGGACCGCCCTGCGGAATGAACTGAAATGGATAGTTTAAGGCGGTGACGAAATGAATTTTTTTACGCGCCTGCTAAGGAGGATCAAAATGCTTTTTATTCATAGCGGGACCGATATTGCGAAAGCATTTGGCGTTGAACTCATTTCCTCGCCGGAAATGTCCAGCGCCCTTACAAACTGGGACCGCATTTCTACCGGCAAGCCGCCTTGGCTGAACGCCGAGGATGAAATCGGGACCATCAACATGGCAAAACACATCAGCGACACCCGCGCAAAGCTGGTTACGCTGGACATTGGTATTGCTATTTCCGGCTCGCCCCGTGCCGACTATTTGCAGGGACTGGCCAACGACCTGCTCAAGCGCTTGCCCGACCGTGTGTCGGAAGCTGAGCGGCTGGGCGGCGTCATGCTCAAGTGGAACGGCGAGACATGGGACTTCATCCTGCCGGGCAACTTCGGCATTACCGCAAAGGACGACAACGGCGAAATCGTCGGTGCGATCTTCGCGGCGCATACCGCGCAGGGCAGCCGCCATTTCACACGGCTCGAATACCACCGCTTCGAGGGCAGCACCGCAGAGGGCGGCAAGCTCTACAAGATCACGAACAAGGCGTTTGAAAACCGGCTCAGCACGAAGGGCGAAGTTACCCTTGGTGAGGAGGTGGCGCTTGACAAGGTTGACGCATGGGCGCATATGGCCCCCGAAGTTACCATTACCAACCTTGAAACGCCGCTGTTCGGCTACTATCGCGTTCCCGGTGCAAACACTGTTGACCCGTCGTCCCCGCTGGGTCTTTCCGTGTTTGCCAATGCTCTTGCAGAGCTGAAGGCCATCGACATTGCCGTCAGCCGCAAGAATACGGAGATCGAGGACAGCAAGCACATTACCTTCGTTGGACAGCAGCTCATTCAGAACGCGCAGAACCGCAACGTCGAGCTGCCACGTTTCGTGAAGGGCCTTGGCATGGGCCTCAACGACACGGAAACCAATGCGATCCATGAGCACGCGCCGACGCTGTTGACCGACGCGCGAATCAAGGACATCAACTTCGACCTGTCTATGGCTGGTGTCAAATGCGGCTTTTCTGAAGGTGTATTTGTGTTGGACGGCCAGACCGGTATGATTACCGCAACGCAGGTCGAGGCTGACGACCGCGATACCATCCAGACGATCAAGACCGACCGCGACGCGCTCAAGGACGCCATCACGCAGGCACTGGCCGGTGCTGACGCGCTGGTCACGCTCTACAATCTCGCGCCGCTGGGCGAATATGAGGTCAATTTCAACTTCGGAGACGTGACCTACAACTACGAGGAGGACAAAGCCTCGTGGCGCGCCTACGTTATGCAGGGCTGGGTCCCGAAGTGGATGTACTTCGTAAAGTTCGAGGGCATGAGCGAGGAAGAAGCAAAGGCAATGACCGCAGAGGCCGACGCCGCGCAGATCGAGAAAGCCCAGCTTTTCGGCGCAGAATAGGAGGCGGCATAAATGCTGACTCCCCAGCAGATTCTGGACATCATCGAAACTCTGTACCCACAAATCGACGAGCTGAACGTGTGGATCACCAGCGACCTTATCCGGCGTGTTATGGCGCGGTTAGGACGCGGCGAGGGCGTTTTTCTCACTGCCTCGGATGAATGGCAGCTTGAGGTTTATCAAGCCGCAGGCGGCCATCTGGACGCCGTACAGCAGGAAATCAAGCGCTGGACAAAGGCAACGGATGCAGAGATCAAGCGCATCTTCGAGGACGCCGGTATCAAAGCTCTTGCCTACGACAGCAATTTCTACATCGAACACGGGCTTGCGGGCATTGAGCTTGCACAGGCTGAGAGCATGATCCGGCTGCTTGAGGACACCTACCAGCGCACGGCGGGCACCGTCCACAACTTCACCCGCACGACCGCGCACGCGAGCCAACAGCGGCTGCTGAAAGCTCTGGACACCGCGCATTTCAAGGTGGCGTCCGGCGCGACATCGTACACGCAGGCCGTACAGGAGGCCGTCAGCAGCATTGTTGACACGCAAACGCAGGTCGTCTATCCCACTGGGCACGTTGACACCATCGAAACCGCTGTCCTGCGGGCTGTTCGTACCGGCGTCGCGCAGGCGTCTGGCAACATGGCCGTTCAGGGTATGGAAGAACGCGACTGGGACATTGTGCTTGTGTCGGCGCATCTCGGCGCACGCTACGGCGACGGCGGCCAAAACCCCGGAAATCACTTCTGGTGGCAGGGCAAATTCTACAGCCGGACGGGCCGAACGCCTGATCTTCCGCTTTTCGTGGAATCCACGGGGTACGGCACCGGCGAGGGCTTGTGCGGCTGGAACTGCCGCCACAGCTTCGGCCCCGGCGACCTGCGGCACAATCCATACGCGCAGTTCGACGCGGAGGAAAACAAGAAAGCCTTTGACCTCAGCCAGAAGCAGCGCGGGAAGGAATCACGCATCCGGCGCACGAAAACAAAGCTGGTCGGCCTTCGCACGGCCATTGAGGCGGCGGAGGACGCGGGAGTGAAAGCTACACTCGAAGCGCAGTACACACGGACGGCTAAGCTGCTGGAAAAGCAGAATTTGGACTACAACCAGTTCTGCGAGGACAACGGTTTGAAGCGGCTCTCTGACCGCATCCAGATCGCAAAATGGACGCGGGAAGACGCGCGAAAATCCATTGCCGCCGCCCGCAGCAAGTAGATAATTGCAAAGCAGAGCTTTACAGCACCATTCCGGCGCTGTGAGGCTCTGTTTTTCTATGCCCCTTCCAGTATCGCCGGTGCAACTCCGGCAGGGGTACAAAATTGGACTATCGGCGGTCCTAACAATGCCGAAAACGGCCAGACGCTGCAACGTCTTAAATATCTGCTATTGCCGTTATACAGGAGGTTATCCATGAAAACCGAAGAACTGACCGCACTGGGGCTGACTGAAGATCAGGTCAAGCAAGTGTTCGCACTCAACGGGAAAGACGTTGAGGCCGCGAAGGCTGCCAAGGACAAGACCATTGCAGACCTCACGGCAGAGCGCGACGGCCTGAAAACCCGCCTCGATACTGCCGAAACCACGCTGAAGAAGTTTGAGGGCATCGACCCGCAGCAGATTCAGCAGGAAATCCAGACCTACAAGACGCAGGCTGAGGACGCGGAGAAGAAATTCGCCCGCGAGATCACGCAGCGCGATCAGAAGGACTGGATCACCAAGAAGCTGGACGAGTACGGCGTCACTTCTCCCTTTGCCCGCACGGCTCTTGTGTCCGAGTGTATGTCTCCGGACGCCGGTCTGACGTGGAAGGACGGCGCATTTTTCGGCTTTGACGACTTTATGAAGGCCGCCAAGCAGAAAGACGCTGGTCTGTATCAGACCGCCGAGGAAAAGGAAGCCGCAGAAAAGGCGGCAAAGCAGAAGGAAAAAGCGCCTGCTTTTACGGGACCCACGGGCGATCCCGGCACCGGCTCTGAGAAGTACACCCCGCCCAAAATTTTCTGATAAACAAAGGAGTATGAATTATGCCTCGTATCAATGCACTTAACATCCTTCTGGAAAGCGACGGCAAGGAATATCTTGCCGAGCTGTACGGTAAGACCATTGAGGGCGTCCAGAAGGCGCTGATCTCCGGCTCCATGAAGAACATGGACCTGTCCGGTGATCCTGTTTCCGGCACTGTCGAAGCCAAGCGCTTCGTCAACGCCACCCCCAAAAACTACGGCACCGCGCGTACCGCAGGCAAGGGCGACGCCGTGAAGGCAAAGCCCGTCACTGTTGCCATCGACACCGACCGCGAGATCGTCGAGGAGCTGGAACAGAAGGACGTCCGCCTGTACGGCGTTGACGGCGTTCTGGACCGTCGTTCCGCAAACCACATCCTGCGTATGGCTGCCGAGCTGGACAATGCGTTCTTCGCCGCTGCTGCCGGTAAGGCCACTGTGCTGAACCTGTCCGCCTACAAAACCATCTCTGACGAGCTGGAAGCCATCATTCAGGAGTGCGAAACCACCCAGAATGACTTCGTGGACGGCGTGCCCCGCTCCATGATGCACCTCGTTCTGTCCCCGAAGTATTACGGCATGATCCGTAACGACCTCGACAAGCAGACCAACAACGCGAATGTGAACACCGCCGCCGAGGAATTCTTTGTGTGGCACGGCGTCCGCGCGTACAGCTGCGTCCACCTTCCCGCTGGCTGCAACTACCTGCTTATGGTCGAGGGCGCTGTCGCTCAGCCCATCATGGCCGACCAGTATACCGCCGAGAAGATCCCTCTCTCCAATGCCTACGGCGTCGAGCTGTTCTACCACTACGGCACCACCGTTGTCATGCCTGACCTGATCTTCAAGCCCGGCGTGTTCACCAAGGCGGCCACCTACGCTGCCGGTACTCAGTATTACACCGAGGCCAACGGTGTGTACACTGCTGTCTCCATCACGGAGTTCGCGTCCGGCACCACCTACTACACTATGGCCTGATGTAAGGAGGACGCTATGCTGTTTCGCAACCTGAAATCGGGCAACATCGTAGCGGCCACCGATGAAACCAGCATTGAGCTGATGCAGAGGTCGGCCATCTACGAAGCCGTAGAAATCGCCCCTGCTGTCGCACCCGCGCCCGCAAAGGCGGAGGGCAAGCGCCGTAAGAAGCCCACAGAGGCCGAAACGGACGCCCCTGCCGAGGTGCAGGAAGACTAAGGAGGCGTTGATATGGCATACACAGACTTTGCGTTTTACGGCTCCGGCTACTTCGGGGACACGCTGACCGAGGAAACCTCCCCAAAGTGGCTTGAACGCGCCAGCGACGAACTGGACGCAATCACCTTTGGGCGGCTCACGTTTGCGTTTCCGACCGTGGAAGCCCATGCCGTCAAGGTCAAGAAGGCTGTTTGTGCCATTGCCGAAGCCCTCTACTGGATCGACGTCCAGCGGAGGGCATCTTCCGCGCAGAAAGCGGAGGACGGAAGCTATCACGGGGCTGTCGCGTCTATCTCGTCCGGACGGGAATCCATTTCCTATTCGGCGGGCAGCGCGAATAGCTCCGTTTATGCTGCCGCCGCGACAAGCGCAGAGGCACAAACAAATTTGATCGGCAGCATTGCCGCGCAGTATCTGGCAAATATCCCGGATGCAAACGGCGTCAATCTGCTGTATGCGGGAGGTGTTGGGCGTGTACCGCGACACAATAACGGTCTTTAATTACCACGCCGCAACCGGGCGCTGGTTTCCGTCCGTCATTTCCGGCGCTGACCTGCTGACCACAAAAGCCAACAGCGCGACAACTGCGGGAGGCAACAACGCTGACGCCGTGGACATCATCGTCCACTGTACGGCGGACAAGCGCGTTCCCACCGGCGCGGGGATGAAAAGCTACACGGGGCCGAAGGAATATGCCTGCTGCGACAATCCGGCGCAGCACATCACCTTTGCCCCAGAGTGCGATTTCATTTTTGCCGGTGCATGGCCTGACACCGAGCCGCTGACCGATGACGACTATGACGAAGGCCTATACCACGCCCTGAACGCAGAACGCGACGGAATCTACCTGATAAGCTCTGCGGGCTTTTACGGCCTCCTCCCTCACTTCGAGATCGGAGGGCGGTAAAATGTCTGGCCTCCCGAAAATCTCCTATTCTGACGGCGGCGTACACGTCACTGTTGACCTGCGCGCGCTGGATCAGCGTATGCGCGAGGCGCAGCAATGGCTGGGCGACCGCGTGCTTGAGGACTGCAAAGCCTGTATGCCGCTGCTGACCGGCAGCTTGCAGCAGCGCTCCCACACGGAGGACGACGGGAAAAAGGTCGTCTTTCCCGGCCCGTATGCGCGCTACCAGTACGGCGGTAAGGTCATGGTGGATTCCGTAACCGGCAAAGGCCCCCGCAAAATCCCTACAGGCCCCGGTGAATACGTCCTGCGTTTCCGCAAGGGCGCGAAGCTCGTTGCCACCGACAGGCCGCTGAAATACTCCAACCCGCAGGCCGTTCCGCAATGGTTTGAACACGCCAAACGGCAGAACAAGCAATTCTGGATCGACGGCGTAAAGGAGAAAATCGGAGGTAAATAACCATGCCGTCGAAAACGGTCATCGACATTGACGGCTCTGAGGCCGTCAGTAAAACTCTTCTTGACCTGCTGAACAAATTCCCCGGTCTGACCACCGGCAACAAATCCATCCTGTTTTCCACGCTCTCGGACGCTTCGGGGATCGGATTCTTTCCGATTTCCGGTGCGGCTTTGCAGAGCAGCACAGAGGACGTCACCGGTCACGTCACGCAGGTCTGCCAATACCCGTTCAACGTGGTCTACCGCGCCGCGCCAAAATCCGAAACCCAGCGCATCCGTATCAAGGAAATCCTCGACGCGCTGGGCAAGTGGCTTGAGCGGCAGCCGGTCACGCTGAACGGCAAGAGCCACCAGCTCAGCGCATACCCCGCGCTGCTGGCTGGCAACCGCGTCATCAAGAAAATCAGCCGCACAAGCCCTGCCTACCTCAACTCCGCCTATCAGGACGGCGTTGAAGATTGGCTCATTGCCCTGCGGCTGGACTACAACAACGAATTTGATATTTGAGGAGCTGAAATTATGCCGAAAATCGAACGCAAGTATCTTGCCCATTTCCTCGACGCCAAGTTCGGCGTCAAGACGCAGGGCGAGGAAACCTACACCCCGAATTATACCCGTCTCGGCAAGGACCTTGAGGAGTATAACGAGGAGCTGAACCCCGACGTTGAGGTCAACAAAAACATTCTGGGCGAACAGAACGTCGTCCACAATGGCTACGAGGTGCAGTCTGAGGTTGACCCCTTCTATGCCTACAGCGGCGACCCGCTGTTTGAACGTCTCGCAAAGATCGCCAATGAGCGCCTGACCGGCGACGACTGCATGACCACGAAGGTTGACGTGCTGCTTAACAGTGACGGCACCGTGGCATGGGCCTACCGCGAAGACGTGTGGGTCGTTCCCGAATCTGTCGGCGGTGACACTTCCGGCGTGCAGATTCCCTTTACCGTGTACAACGCGGGCAACCGCGTCAAGGGCACCTTCGACCTCACCACGAAGACCTTCACCGCAGACACCAACGCTGCGGGCTAATCATCCGCCCCGCCGCCCTGTGTATTAGGCGCAGGGCGGCAACATTTTGAATTCAGGAGGCAATTAAAATGGCTGACAAACTGGTACAGCAGAATTTCAATGAAATCATCATCGACGATGGCAGCGTAAAGGTGCCTATCCGAAACAAGCATGGGGAACAGATCGGAGAATTCTCCTTCCGCCCTACCGACATCGGCATTGTAGATCGTTTCAACAGCGTTGCCGCAGAGTTCGACAGAATCGTCGAGCCGCTGGAAAGCGTCAACATCAAGCCGGACGGCACCGTGGACGAGCAGAACGAAGCCGAGTTCGCAGCACTGCGCGAGGCCGAAAAGCGCCTGTACGCCGCCTGTGACAGGCTCTTTGGCGGCAATATGTCGGAGGCGTTCTTCGGCAAGATGCACCCGTTTTCCCCCATCAACGGTCATTTCTACTGCGAAAACGCGCTGTCTGCGGTCGGTGCTTATATCTCCCGCCAGTTCGACCGCGAGGTGAAGAAAGTCAACTCCCGTGTTGAGCGGTACACCCACGGCTACCGTACTGGCAAGCACAAGGGCGGTAAAAAATGATCGGAACACTGCCGCGAAGTCTTGAGGTAAACGGTAAGTTCTACCGCATTCGCAGCGATTTTCGGGATGTTCTGAAAATCGTGATCGCGTTCGGTGATCCCGACCTCGAAGACAAAGAAAAGGCTTATATCTGCCTGTTCATTTTGTTCAAGGACTTCGACGCAATTCCAAAAGACGACTACGAGGCGGCCTTCAAGGCCGCTCTCGCTTTTATTGACCATAATGACAAGCCGGAGGACACGGGCGGAAAGCCGCCTCCGCGCGTCATGGACTGGGAACAGGACGAGAGCATCATGTTTCCAGCGGTCAATAAGGTTGCCGGTTTTGAGGTCCGTACCGCCCGGTATGTTCACTGGTGGACCTTTATGGGCTACTACATGGAGATTTCGGACGGCGTTTTTGCACAGGTGCTCAACCTGCGTCTGAAGCGTGCAAAGGGCAAAAAGCTGGAAAAGTGGGAGCGTGAATACTGGAATTCCAACCGCGCTATTTGCGCCCTACGCACGAAGCTGTCTGAAGAAGAACAGGCAGAAAAGGATAGGATCGACGCGCTACTCGGCTAAGAAAGAAGGTGGTTAAATGGCAGATCAGGCTGACGGCTCTATCATCATTGATACCGAGATAAATTCGGACGGATTTAAGGCCGGAAGCGCTGAATTGCTTGCGGCTATCAAGGCACTGTCCACGGAGGTCAAGAATCTGGGACAGACGCTGAAAGAACTTTTCAGCAAGCCGCTGACACCTGAAATCAATACAGGTGGCGCAGAGGATAAGGTTGCAGCGCTTGAGGCAAAAGTACAGGAGCTGCAAGCCTCCCTCGAAGAATTACAGAATACCAACGGCAGCGGCACGCCTGCGCCGGAAACAGCTACACCGCAGGTGAACATCGGTGGTGTGACGGAAAAGGCATCTGGTTTGCAGCGTGAGATCGACGCCGTGAACAGCAGCGTGCAGAAGCTGGAACCGACCTTCCAGAAAGCCATGTCCGGCAGCGAGAGCGCTATGACCTCCTTTGAGGACAAGGCAAGCACGCTGGAAAGCAAGATCGCGGAGCTTCAGGAACGGCTGGATGCAATCGGTCAGACGCAATTCCCGACGCAGGAATACGCAGAACTCTGTGCGGAGACTGAAAAAGCCGGTCAGAAACTCGAATCCCTTCTCAACAAGCAGGAGAAAATGCAGGCTCTTGGCGTGAGTGAAAATTCCGCCCAGTGGAAAAACCTGCAATACGACCTTGATTTGACCGCACAGAAATATGACCGGCTCGAAGCCGCAAAGGCAAAAATGGAGGCCTCCGGCACCGCATTTCAGGCGGGCGTGGACACGACGCAATACGCGCAGATGGAATCTACACTGTCCGCAGCAGCGGCCCGTCTGGATGAAATGCGCGCCGGTACACAACAGTCGGAAAGCCTTATGAGCCGCCTCGCCAGTAGCGCACGAAATGTCGCGTCTTTCATCGGCAGAGCGGCAAAGTCGGCTGCCGGGGCGCTTGTGTCCGGTATCAAGGCCGCCGCATCCGGCATGGCAAAAATGCTGTTCCACAGCAAGAAGATGAACAGCCAGTTTGGCGGGCTGATTTCCGGCGCGAAGAAATTTGCACTCAGCTTGCTTGGCGCGCGCGGCGTCTGGGCGCTGCTGCGGAAAGCGGTCAGCGCCTATATGGCCGAAAATCAGCAGCTTTCCAATACGCTGTCCGCCTGTTGGTCGGGCATCGGAAACTTGCTGGGGCCGATCATTACACGCATTATCAACCTTGTCGCACAAGCTGTCGCCTATGTGACCGCGTTTCTCAAACTCTTTGGCATCTATGGAAAAACTGCATCCAAAGAAATCAGCAGCGCAGGCGGGGCGGCATCCAAAGCTACCGATAAGCTCAAACGGCAGCTGGCCGCGTTCGATGAACTGAACATTCTCAGCGACAACAGCTCTGACGGCGGCGGGGGTGGAGGCGGTGCCGGTGATCTCGGAAGTCTGCCCGACGTAACGCTGCCCGACTGGGCAAAACTTATGGTCGAGCAGATCAAGGCCGGTGACTGGGCCGCAGCTGCAAACACTCTGGCGGCAAAGCTCAACGAAATGGTTGATACCGTAGACTGGGCGGGCATCGGCGATAAGATCGGGTACTATTTGAACGGCGCGTTGACTTTCCTTGCGACGTTCATCCAGAACTTCGACTGGAAAAACCTTGCGTCGCGCTTTGCAGAACTCCTAAACCACATTATTACTGGTGTGGACTGGGGAAATCTCGGTGTGATCCTGACCGGGAAATGGGCAATCATCCTGAAATCGCTTGACGGCTTTTTCGGCACGCTTGACGGCGCAGCAGTGAGCAAGGCCATCACGGATTTCATGTACGGGACCGTGAACGCCGCCGACTGGATCGGTATTGCGGGAAGTCTCGCAAAAAACATCAGCAATTTCATTTCGGACATTGATTTTTCGGCACTTGCCGAAGCGCTCAGTACGCAAATCAGAACGGCGCTTCAAAGTATGGTCGCTGCTGTCGAGAACTTCGACTGGGCAATGCTCGGAAGAAAAATCGCTGATTTTCTCAACGGAATTGATTGGAGCGGGATTTTCTCTGACCTGACAAGATTGCTTGGTGGCCTGCTTATCGGAGCGCTCAATCTGCTTGTCGGCTTTGTGGATCAGGTCGATTGGACCGGCCTTGCAGACGAAATTTGGGCCTGTCTTGAAAGCCTTACCACCGATATTGACTGGGACGGTTTCGGTGAACTGCTTGGCAAGTTTATCAGCGGAGCGATAACCGGCGTTCTCGATCTCATTACGTCTCTGTTCTCAGATCATGACTGGGGCGAAATGGTGCAAAACCTGATCGGCAGTCTGGGTGAGGCACTGGGCGCGGTAATCGAAAACATTGACTGGCTTGGCTTGCTGGAATCCCTTGCAACCGCTCTTGTCAGTATTATCGTTCAGATCCCCAGCATTATTGTGGGTGCCATTGGCGGAATATCCGACCTGCTTGCAAGTTTGTTTGAGGCAATCGGCCTCGATTCTATCGCTGGTTTCTTCCGTGGAATCGGAGACGCAATGCGCGACGCCGGTTCGTGGCTGAAAGCGCACGTCGTAGACCCCGTTGTGAACTGGGTAAAGAACCTGTTTGGCATCCACTCTCCGTCTACCGTATTCGCAGAAATCGGTACATTCCTTATTGACGGACTAAAGCAGGGCATTTCTAATGCTTGGCACAAGATCACGGACTTCTTCTCCGGCGTAATCGAAAAGTTGAAGACCTTCTTCAGTAACGCATGGAGCAGTATCAAGTCCACCGCTACCACGGCATGGACCGGAATCAAGGGCGTTATCAGCAGTGCATGGAATGGCATCAAATCCGGTGTGTCGTCTGCCTGCAATACCGTCAAAACCGGTATCTCAAATGCTTGGAGCGCCATCAAATCTGGCACCACAAGCGCGTGGAACGGTATCAAGAGCGGGCTGTCTTCGGCTTGGACGAGCATCAAGACCACAGCATCGTCCACTTGGACAAACCTGAAAACCACTGTCAGCAACGGCTGGAACAACATTAAGGCGAATACCTCCACCGTCTGGAACGGCGTAAAAGCTACACTGTCCAGCACTTGGAGCAATATCAAATCTACCGCGTCGTCCACTTGGAACAGCATGAAGACTACGGCTTCCAGCGCATGGAACAGCATGAAATCCACTGCATCGTCCACATGGAGCAATATCAAGTCCTCGCTGTCCAGCACATGGAATAGCATCAAATCTACCGCGTCCAGCACATGGAGCGGCATCAAAAATGCGATTCAGAATCAGGGCTGGTCCGGCGTCGGCAGCAATATCTGTAACGGTATTGCCAACGGTATCAGCTCCGGTTGGAGCTGGCTGAAGAACAAGGTTTCCAGCCTCGCAAGCAGCCTTCTCAGCGCTGCAAAATCCGCGCTGGGTATTCACTCCCCGTCGCGGCTGTTCCGTGACGAAATCGGCCTGAATATCGGCTACGGCGTCGGTGAAGGTGTGGAGGCTTCGCAGCCGTCCATCCTGAAATCCGTGTCCGGCGTCGCTGACGCAATCGCGGATGAATTCAACGCCGGTGATTATAAGGTCGGAAACATCGTCCCCACGTCTGAGGTGGACGGTGCGCTGTCCTCGTTCTCGGACAAGATCAGCGGCAGCTTCACAAGCCTGCTTGACCGGCTTCAGGCCATTGCGGATAACATCACGTTCGCCGTTCCCGCTGTGGCTGGCGGTGTCGTGCCCTACAAGGCCGCAGCAGCCGCAGCAAGCGGCGGCGGTGCTGACATCGGCACGACCATTGAAACGTCCAATGACGCGCTCGCAAGCGTTGTTACGCAGGTCGTGACCAATGCGACCGCAGCCATTGTGACGGCCATCCAGAACTACAGCGGTACGACGGTCAACTTCGACAAGACCGCAATCGCGGAAAGCACGATCCGAGAGATCAACCGCAGAACGCGGGCAACCGGAAAATCCCCGCTCGAATAAGGAGGTGCGCACCATAAAACCAATCCTGAAAATCGGAAATCACGACTATACCGCGTGGCTGGCCGAAGACGGCCTTGCCCCGGTTAGAAATGACATCGACGCGGACGGCAGCGGGCGCAACCTCCTTGACGGGCTGATGTACCGCGCAAGGATCGCGCAGAAGGATAAATGGACGGTCAAGTTCAACCGTATGCCTGAGTTGATTATGCGGTCGCTCGCGGCAGACGTTGACGGCGAATACACCGACATTACCTTCCTCGACCCCAAAACCAACCGTATTATGACAAAGACCTATTACACGTCCACGCTCACCTACGGTACGCAGCGCTACGACAAGGGCGACAACCGTACCTACTACGAAGGCTGTACCTTCAACATGACGGAGAGGTGAGCCTATGCGTATTTGTACTGAGCGCTGGACGAAGCTCGCGGCGCGCGGGCGGTTTCGGTTTGATGCAAAGGCACGGATCAATAACAAGGATTACACTGTTATTTCCGCGCCGCGCATCGACCGTTCTCTTATGCCGTCCCCGCTGTCCGTGGGCAACTGCATATCGGCTACACTGAATCTGTCGATCCTAACGGACGACACCATCACCGCAAAAAGCCCCGTCGTCATCATGGGCCGTCTGACGAATGACAAAACTGCCACCGAGTGGAAGGAGTTCGGCACATTCTACATTGACCAGCGTGACACCAGCTTTGCGGGACTTGTGACCATCGACTGCTACGACGCCATGCTCAAGACCAACCAGAACTATCTGGACGGCAGCGACACCGCCGCCAACTGGCCGAAAAGCATGAAGTCTGTCGTGGAGGAGATCGCATACCGAATCGGCGTCGGAATTGACCTGCGAACGCGGATCAAGACCGGCGCTGATTACGTTGTACCGTACCCCAGCGGAAAAACCATGTCGCAGGTGCTGGGGTATATCGGGGCCTGCCACGGCGGGAACTGGATCATCACAGAAGAAAACCTGCTGCGGCTGGTTCCGCTCACAACCGCCCCCGACGAGACGTTCCACGTCATCGACGAGGACTACAACAAGATCACGCTTGCCAACGGCGCGGGCAATCAGCCAGTGCGTCTGGCTTACAAGGAGCAGACCATCTTCAACGCCGTGCTCCCTGTCCCGTCTGGTGTGCTGCCCGGCAGCAGCGATAACGTGCAGCGGTCCTACTTCATCACCGATGAAAAGGGAAACAAAATCGTCACACCGGAGGGCTACTACCTTGTGTGGGACACCGACGCCAATATGGCGAAAAAGGTTTCCTTGCAGGCGGGCGTTATCAATATTCCCGTCGTCTGCGGCGAAATCACGACCGGCACGCAGATCACTGTGACCGGCGTGACACTCAACAGTGACAGCGGGGAGAGCTACACGGCGGGGAACGACAACGGAACGATGCTCACCATCGACAGCAACCCATACGCCACACAGGGCATTTGCAATGACCTGTACACGGCTTTTAACGGGCTGGTGTATTTACCCTTTACGGCAACAAAATCGCTGTACGACCCGGCTACAGAGCTGGGCGATCAGGTAAAAATCGGCGAGCTTGTCCACAGCGTCATGTTCAACGTCAAGCTGACCCTTGACCACAATTTTCGGGCGGACATCGAAGCCCCGAACAGCGAAGAACTCAGTGAGGAATACCCGTATCTGTCCGAGGTGCAGCACCTGAAGCAGACCACGGAGGAACTGAACGGCGCGATTCAGAACGCCGCAAAGGAGCTGGCGGGCAAGGTCGATGATACCGCGCTGGCGGCTGAGATCGAGCGCGCGCAGGGCGTGGAGGTCGCCCTCAGTGAACGTATAGGTAGCGAGGAAAACCGTGCCAAAGGCGCAGAGGACGGCCTGTCCAAGCGCATAAAGAGCATTGAGGATTCCTCTCCCGGCGCTCTTGCACAGCGTGTCTCTACGCTGGAAGGCACCGTTTCGGGGCATACACAATCCATCTCCGCGCTGAACACAGCGATTTCCAACCATGCGTCGGACATCTCGCAGCTTGTGCGGCGTGTGCAAAACGCCGAGGACGACATCGACGCACTACAATCCACCGTAGGCGGGCATACGACAGCACTTTCGGAGGTGCAGGGCACCGTTACCGACCTGCAAACGCGCCTGACCACCGCCGAGGGTACCGTCGCGTCGCACGACACCGCAATCTCGACGCTTCAGACAAAGGTGTCCAATATTGAGGCCGCCTTGATCGACATCTATACCCGGCTGAACGCGCTTGACAGCGGCGGCACCGGAACTTAACCATAAGGAGGAAGAACATGGCTGACAAAAGAATCGCTGATTTTGCGACGCTTGAGGAAGCACAGGACGACGATCTCCTGCTTGTCTCGTCCGAAGGCGAAACCTATAACATGAAATTCGGCACCTTCAAGACGGCTGTGCAGGGCGACGCAGACCGCGCCGCTGCGGCAGCGGAGGCCGCCAAAGCCGCCGCCCAGCTCGCAACCGGTGTGTCCGACGAGGCCCTGAAGGCCGCCGAAGCTGCCGAAACTAAGGCGCAGGATGCCAAAACGAAGGCGGCGCAGGCAGCGGCCAACGCACAAGCGGCAGCACAGTCCGCGAACTCTGCGCAGGAATCCGCCGCACGCTCTGAGCAGGCGCTTCTGGACGCGACGGAAGCCGTCGCATCTGTCAATGAGTTCGCCAAAGATTTCAACAACCTGAAAACCACCGTAAAGAGCAAGGTTGACGACGCCTATGTTGAGGACGGCTACCTGTATATGACCGCTGACGACGAAGTCGTTGTCGGCCCGTTGGGGCCGTTCTCTGGCGGCGGCGGAGGAGGCGGCGGAGACGCTGGCTCCCTGATCCGAATTGTCAATAAGCTGACCTCGCGGGCGTTCTCCGTGATGAACGGCGCGACCGTCGAGATCAAATTCAACTGGACATCCACCGATACTTCCGACGAGCAGCCCACCGGCGACGGCTCGGCAACGTGGCGCATCAACGGGACGAAGGTAGCTACACAGGCGGTGTCGCAGGGCGATTGTACCTTCGACGCCACGAAGTATCTCACCCCCGCAAGCGCAAACACGATCAAGCTCACCATTGAGGACGCCTACGGCAATAACAAGTCCTTCACATGGACCGTCACCGTGTCCACCTACGATCTGGCATGGAATCTCGGCACCCTCGCTTTCCACGGGTCCAGCGTGCTTACCGTGCGCCTCACGCCCACCGGAGAGGGCACAAAGACCATTCACATGACTGTAGACGGCACGGAGGTTTTCACCCGTGAGGTCGCCACTACGGGGCGCTCCGTCACCGCGACGATTGACCCCATGGCGCTTGAGCTGACACACGGCGCGCACACCGTCGAGGCGTGGCTTGAGGTCACGGCAGGCGGCGAGGTCGTCACAACTACGCACCTGCGCCATGTCGGCATCTGGACGAAGGCGGACAACAATACGCCGGTTATCGCAGTGTATCAGAGCGCAATCGAAATCCAGCAGTTCGGGACCGGAAGCATCAATTACATGGTGTATGACCCCACCAGCACTACGGCGACTGTCCGCCTGCTGGAAGGCTACAACACCCTGTCCACGCTGACCGTTGACCGCACCATTCAGACGTGGGCGTACCGCGCTACTACGGTCGGCACGATCAACCTCTCCATCCGCACCGGCGAGAGCGTCGTTGCGCCGATCACCGTCACCTGTACCTCTCTCGGCTATGACATCAACCCTGTCACGACCGGCCTTGCCGTTGACCTCGACCCCACGGGGCACAGCAACAGCGAGACGACCGCAAAGCAGTTCGGTTACAAGGACGGCGACGGCACAAACCATCCGCTGACTTTCAGCTCCAATTTCGATTGGATCAACGGCGGATTTCAGATCGACGCAGAGGGCGTCACCGGCTTTGTGGTCAAGCGCGGCACCTACGTTCAGCTTGACCGAAGCCTGTTCAATGACAACGCCGCGACCTCTGGCAAGGAAATCAAGGTCGTGTTCAAGGCTACCAACGTCCGCGACTATGATGCTGAGTTCCTGACTTGCGTATCTGGTGGCATTGGCCTGAAACTTCAGGCGCAGCAGGCGGTTTTCAGCTCTGAGTTGACCAACGTCGAAATCCCGTATTGCGAGGACCGCAAAATCGAGCTGGACGTCAGCATCGAGGCCAGCAACGAAAACAAGCTGGCCGTGGTCTGGCTTGAGGGCGTACCGTCCAGAGCGTTTGCGTACACCGCAAATGATAACTGGATGCAGTCCGACCCGCAGAACGTGAAGATCGGCTCTGACGACTGCGACATCTGGATTTACCGTCTGAAGATGTACAGCCATAGCCTCACGCGATACGAAATTCTCGACAACTTTGTTGCCGACTGCGGCAACACCACGGAAATGGTTGCCCGCTACCTCCGCAACCACATCTTCAACACGGACGGCTCTATCAACGTCACTGAGCTGGCGGCGGCAAATCCGACGCTGCGTATTCTCAAGATCGGTGCCGACCGCATGACCGTTGGCAAGTCCGACGAAGTGGTCTGCACGGTCGATCTCGTCTATACGGACGGCGGCAGCACCTACAACTTCCACGCGACCGGCGTCATTATGAAGGGTCAGGGTACGTCCTCTGCTGCATACGGCGAAGCCGCCCTCAACCTCGACCTTGATTTCAGCAAGGCTATTTGGGAGAACGGCGCGGGTGAGCGCATCGAGACGTTCGCCATGACCGAAAACGACATTCCGGTATCACATAGTTAAAGATATTGGTATCATTCAATCAATTTTGCCGATAAAGCGGTAGAAGATTTCTACCTCCTGTTCCCGGCTTCCGTCCTCACCTTTGACCGCTTCATGGACAACGATTTTTTCAATCAGCATATTCAAAAGTTCGGCGGTCAGTTCTGTTGGATTGACGCACTCTTTCATCAAGGCAATCCATTTTTCTGCGTCTGCGGCGTTCTGGCTTTCAGTGGCGATAGCGGATTGAAGCTGTTCAATCTTTGTGTCCAGTTCAGCCTGTTCGCTCTGGTACTTCCCGGACAGCATAGAGAAGTTGTATTCCGTGATACGCCCCGCCGCCCAGTCCTCATACATCCGGGCAAACAAAGTATCGACTTCGGCTTTTCGCTTCTCTGCCTTTTTCAGTTCTGCGGCCTGCTTCTTTCTTGCGGCAGCCTGTCCCTTATCAGTGGCATTTAACAGCTGCTTCAAGAGCCGTTCTTCATCATGCTGTACCAGCCCCGACCAGTATTGCAGACGGGAGAGGACATAGGCATAAAGCACATCATAACGGATATAGTGCATGGAGCATTGGCGTGTGCCCTGCCCGTACTTGCTACAATGATAATGGCCGTAAGGCTTGCTGTTCTGCCTGTTCTCCCCATAGGACAGCGACCAGCCGCAATCCGCACATTTTACCAATCCGGAAAAAATCTGCGTTGTACCATCCTTGCACTTCCTGCGGCGGTTTGCTATCTGCTCCTGTACCTGCCGGAAAACCTGCTCGCTGATAATCGGCTCCTGCGTGTTCTCCACCCGCACCCATTCACTTTGGGGCTTGCGTACCCTCCGCTTGTTCTTAAAGGAAATGTTCGTTTCCCGGTAATGAATGGTATGGCCGATATAGGTTTCGTCTTTCATAATGCTCTTGACCTGGGCTATCGTCCATGCGTAGCTTTTTTCCTCCGGCGCACCCGCATAGATGTTTGCAAAAGTCCCGTCACGCTGGAAGTTGATAAATCCCGGTGTGGGAACCTTTTCCGCAATCAGTATTCTTGTGATACTGGCCGCCCCTCTGCCATGAATAGCAAGGTCAAAAATCTTCTCCACTATCCAGCGGGTTTCCTCGTCGATTATCAGCTTGTTTTTGATTTCCGGGTGTTTCCTGTACCCGATGGGAGCATAGGCGCCGATACGCTGTCCTGTGGCAAACTTTGCTTTGAAAGCGGCCTTTACCTTGCGGCTTGTATCTTTCGCAAACCATTCATTGAACAGGTTTTTGAACGGGACAAAATCGGAAAGCCCTTTCTCTGTGTCCTCATTCTCCGCAACGGCGATGTAGCGAACCCGTTTCTCCGGGAACAGAAATTCCAGATAGTAGTCCATCATCACATGTTCCCGCCCGAAACGGGACAGGTCTTTCGTGACAATGCAGTTTACTTTTCCGGCTTCCATATCGTCCATCATGCGCTGAAAATCCGGCCGTTCAAAGTTCGTCCCCGACCAGCCATCGTCCACATACTCACCGACTACATGAAGCCCCTGTTCCTTTGCGTACTGTTGCAGGATTGTCCGCTGTGTTTCAATGCTTACGCTGTCACCATAGTTTTCATCGTCCCGGCTCAATCTCATATAAAGCGCCGTGTTGTAAATCGTAGTATTGTAAGGTTGTTTCACCGTTAAAAATCCTCCTTCTAAAGAAACAACCCACGCTTACAATACTTTTGCTCTATGGCAATTATATCATAAGCGTGGGCGTGTTATCAATGATGGGCTATCAGGTTGAAGCGGCTTTTTCTGCGGTATGCCGCACCACATCTACAATCAGATCACCGAGGGGCTTCCCGCCTGCGGCGAAGTGTTCGGAGATTTTTATACGGTTGTTCCCACATACAAAATACTGCGTGCCGTTCTCTGCTTGTATGACCTGCCCTGTCCGGGGTGTGAAAATATCGCTTTCGCTTTTTGCCATCCAGTGTCCTCCATATTCAGTTTTCAAGGTACAATGCCGCACAAAGGCGGCGAAAATTTCTGCTTATATCTATCACCTTTCCTTTACCGTGTGCCGCTGCTGCCGTTTCAGTTCCGCCAGTATATCCGGCGGGATACGGTCAACCAGCCGCTGTAAATTGTCCAGTTCGCTTTTCAGCTTTGCCCGTTCCATCGTATCTTTCATCTTTCCTTTTTCGCTGGCCTTTGCCCTTGCTTCCAGCTTCTCATTCTCCGCCAACAGGTCATTGATTGTGACCTTGTACTTTTTCAGTTGCCCGGAGAAGTTCTCCATCTGCGGGAACCACTTTTTCAGCATGGAGAGGGCTTCCTCTTTTTTCTTTCCGGCGTTCAGCGGGTTAATGCCGTCAAGGGCGGCTTCAATGGCTCTTGCCTGCCGGGAGAGGGAAACCGCCTGTTTGAAAAGCCGGGTGGGGATATGCTTCCGGCCTGTCTTGCTGGCACTTTCCCCACGCTCCAAGTCGGGATATTTCTCCACCATATAGGCGTGAAAATCGTCCTGCCACTTCGTCAGGTTTGCCCGGTTGCCGATAATCTCCTTTGCACACAGGCGGTTGTCCTTTGTCAGCGGAACAAAGGTCAAATGCAGGTGGGGCGTTTTCTCGTCCATGTGTACCACCGCCGACACGATATTTTCCCGTCCTACCCGGCCAATGAGGAAATCTGCCGCCCTTTGGAAGAACGCCTGTATCTCCTTTGGGGATTTCCCCTTGAAAAACTCCGGGCTGGCAGTTACCAGCGTATCGACAAACCGTGTGCTGTCCTTGCGGGTTCGGCACCCGGCCTGCTCAATCCGGCTCTGAATGAAGTGGTAATAGCGTCCCTCCGGCTTGACGATATGGAAGTTGTATTTACTCCGGCTTGTGTCAATGTCGGGGTTGCTGGCGTATTGTTCTTTCTGTCTTTCGTGATGGGCTTCCAGCGGCCTTGCCGGGTTGCCCTTGTGCTTCTCAAACCGCAAAATTGCGTGTTGTGCCATTCTGCTCCTTTCCCCATTCCTTTCCTATCCGGGGTTTTCCACAGGGAAAATCCCGCCGGAATTATCTCTGATACGATAGGAATGGAATGGATATAAATAAATCATTTTAATCTTTGTATTTCTATATACCGTCCGGTTTTCGTACTTCAAGAGGGGCGGTTTCCGTACTTCATGGGTACGGTTTTCAGTCCTCCGGCGTACCAGAACGGGATTTCTTGAAGTCGGTGTTTGGAACCGCTTCATAGGATTTTGGGAAAATGCGGTTGGGTTTTCCACAGCCCTGCTTCTGGATTTCCACCAGTCCGGCGTATTGCAGTTCCCGCAGGGTGTTGACCGCTTTCTGCCGCCCACAGTGGAGCAGGTCAACCACCTCGCAGATGGGATAGTACAGATAAATCCGTCCGCAATCATCCGCCCACCCATTCTTGCGGGATAACTCTGTCCGGCGCAGGATAAAGGCGTACAGAACCTTTGCCTCGTTGGACAGGGGCTTGAATGTGGGGGCTTCAAAGAGGAAATTCGGGAGCCGGGTGAAGCTGAACGCCTTTTCCGGCTGATGGATATAGATGGTATTTGTCATAGTGCGTTTTGTGGACGGTTAGAAGCCCGTTTTCCGGGGCGGGCGATACTTTATACCACCTGCCCCGGTTTGGGGCTTGCGGAGCCTGATAAATCAAGGCTTTTTTCGCTCCTAACTGTCCACACAAGACCTCCTTTTCCGTTCACTTTCTGTTTTCTGCCGCCTGTGAACTCTGGCGGCACAGCCGGGGCAGTATTTTGCCCGGTTGGATTTGGGGACGAACACGCCGCCGCAGACCGCACAGCGTTTCAAGTCCTTATCCCGGAAAATCTCCGCTTCCAGCGTCCCGTCCAGCGGCAAGACCGCCCAGCGGAACCACTTACAGCAGACCGAGAAAGAAACCGTCTGCGGGCAGGTGCAGGTGTCCCCATCGTCAAGGACAATGCAGTTGCCGTCCTCACAGCAACAGCACTCCCGGCGTATCAGGCTGGCCGCCTGTTTCCTCTGTGCCGGTGTCATGCGGTAAAGGGAACCGTCCGGCCTGCGTTCCAGCGGCGGCAAGTCTTTATAGGGGTTATTTCTCATGCGTTCCCTCCATTTTGCTTTCCGTTGCCGTTTTCCCCGAAAGGATTTCCAGCTTTGGCACGCTCCCCGCAGCTTCGGGACATTTTGTCCCGAAGTCCGGTTCCTTGCGGTGCTTCCCCAGCCGGGGTATTCCTTTTCGGACGGTCATTCTGTTTTCAAGGTGCTGTCCATCGATGAACTATCCTAAGTCTACACCTAAATAACCGCCCGTCCCGTATATCCAAGAGGTAGGAAATCCGCCCGGAAAACTCCCTATTTCCACGCTCTCGGAATTGTGGTATAATGGAAGAAAATATGAGGGAGGAGAATTTTTGAACATAATTAGACTGTCAAAGGAGCACATTGAGGAATGTGCAGATTTATTTATTGATGTGTTCACAAAAGCCCCCTGGAATGATACATACAATTCCAAAGGGCAGGTGATAAGTTATTTTCAAAACTACATAAACAATAACTACTTTGTAGGGTATGGCTTAAAAGACCAAAACTGTATGATTGCTATCAGCGTGGGAATGAAGAAACCATGGATTAACGGAATGGAATATTATATCGACCAGTTTTGTGTAAAGACTGACTTGCAAGGGAAAGGGATTGGAAGTTATTTTTTGAAATTGATTGAAAATGAGATACAGACAGAAAAAATTATGGAAGAAGTTTTAATTGATGATAATATGGTTTTTGATATTGATAATTTAAA